TTAGTGGGTAATTCCCCCAACGCAGGGCAATTGATCGCAATGGCATACCTTTCAGTGATTATGGTTTGGTTGAGTAGAAATGCCTGAAATGGGAGAGGAAGAGATGGCAGACATCATTATGGCTGAGGTAACACGACTGCGGGAGGTCGAGAGGCTGGCTGAACGAGTTGTATGCCTTCAGGATAGAGTAGACAGAGGGCTTGCTGCGCCCTTCAAGCGTAAGGAGGCTATCACCAGACTGAAAGAAGCATTAGAGGGAGTGGAATAGATGACTACACTAATTGATATACTTGAGGCGGATAACGCCAGACTGCGGGACGAGAACGCCAAGTTGCGGAAGGCTGCGCAGGCTGTGGTGGATACCGCTCGCAGGGCAAAGAGCCAGCAGGTGACGTATCACTACTTGCCAGAAATAGACAGCCTAGCGGCAGTATTAGAGGGAGTGGAAACCACCAACACCATAGGAGATAGAGAATGAGTGAAGTAAGAACAATTTCAGATGTCGTAATGACATCAATCCAAGCAGAAGATTCTGGGGTTGTAGTTAACTGGAAGCAAACATGCCTTCAATTAGTTAATTCAGCGCAGCAGGAGTTTAATAGGCTGGCCGCTGCTATTAAGGAGTTAGAGGATGCCCTTGAGAAGGAAGAGACTATTCTTGAGAAGGAAGAGACTATTCTTGAGAAGGAAGAGTAAAGGCTCTCGTAATACTCACGGTAAATTCATCAGGTAATCTAGTCAGCAGCTTCCTCAAAGTGGAGAGGCTGCTGGTTACATCAAGAACACTGTCTTCATCCAGGTACTTAATACTGTTACCCACTAAAATACACCCTTCAACATCACGGGTGTAATTACCTGCGTGGATCTGAATATAGGATCTATCTGGGACATCAGCCAGCAGTATGACCGCACCATTCTTATAGGAGTTGTACTTTGATGCCTTGTACTTTCCTTCGGGGATGCAGGAGATGTTACGTTCGTTGTCTCGCCAAGGCAGCTCAAGAGTCAGGCAGCGGAATAGCCCATACTCCAAAGTGCCTATCGTGCTAGTGTCAGTACACCAAGTGTTGATGTGCAGGGTGTTCAAAAGCCTGTTGTATCCACAGGTAGGCCAAGCCTGCCATGTGTGGAACGGAGCATTAGGACACCGCCCATAGGATGCATGTCATCTACGAACTTCTTTGACTATCTTCTCAATTGACCGAGTGCCTATATAGCCACCGATTCCAATTTGAATCAGCATCCACAACTGGTCGTATTCTGTCTGGCTCATACCCTCGGCCTGAAAGCCTAGAAATCGAGCGACTACTAGCCCAGTGAAGATCAACATAACAATGGGCCGCCATGTGGCTGTCACCCAGTGTTCCGAGTTCGCCTCTGAGTTGACTATCTGAGCCTTAGCTTCAAGTGCCTTTGACTCGTAGTCGAGGGCGCTATCCATGACCGCTGCCTGCACAGATAGTAGCCGACCCTTAGCATCTAGCCTCTCCTCTTCTGAGGTGTGTAGAGAATCTATCAGTTCAGCAGCAGGTTTAAATATCCCCGTTATGAGCTGTGTTATCAATGGGTTCACTGTAGGGAGGCCCATGCTGATAGCTTAGGCATAATCTCTAGCACCACCACGACACCCATACCTGCGTACATGACTCGCTCAAGAGCGGTTAGCCGTCCATCGTGACCGTCTATACGCTTGTGCGCCCGTGACACCGCGCTCTCTAAGGAGTGCATCTCACCTTCCTTTAGCCCACGGGCGTAAGCGGCCTTTACATCATCCATTGTACAAGCTCCGTAATACCGCAGCCTAGAATGCTAGCCACGGTTAGATAGGTTAGGGTTTGAGGCAAGGTGCCATAAGTGGCTTCAATAAAGCCCACCAGTACAGCAAAGACATTAGTATCATCAAAGTGAAGCGATGAGTCTTTAAGTTTCGATACGCTGTCAGACATCTCGGTGCGCCATGCCTTTAGTTCTGCTTTGATTGTTTTCATATTATCTCTCCAGGTTACCCATACTTCTGTTTTGATTTCAGCCCATTACCAACTAAGAACAGGCAGGTCATCAACGATACTCTCAAACCCTGTAGGTACGGGGCGTGTTCCTGCGCGTATTTCATCAAGGATGACGTACAGAGCTTCCCATGTGGCATCCCGCAACTCTACAGCCCGTAGGCCATCTTGAGTAAACCTTGGATTGTTGCTCACAGAATAGCTGGCGGCGGATAATATGCCTTCGTAATTGCGTGTTTTAGCGAACGTATCTAATCTATTTTGAGCGCCATCGGTTACGCGCTGCTGCAAGGCCATCTCTGCCTCTGTCGTTTCTTCTGGAGATAGGGGGACTTTCCCCCACACAGTGTACATCTTGCCATCAATGGCTTCTGTACCCTGCTCAACCAGCTTTTCAGTAAGCTCATCAAACTCAGGCTGTATACCCGTGAAGACAAAAGCAGAGTAGAAGGCCATAACTTCCGATACTTGATCTTCTGATAAGTCCTTATTCCACACGCCTTCAGTATGGGTTTCAACAAACTGGGTTGAGTTTTCATCTATAAGAAACCAAGCGTAATCAAAACTAAAAACAGGCTTGATAGCGATGTCTTGATTTTCAACAGTCCCTTTAGCTTTTCTATCTTCCCAAGTTATATACATTATGCACCTATACCTATTGCTTGCTTCAATTCAATCTTGAGCGGGTTATCGTTGGCTTCAATTAAGAAAGCATCATCAGGGATTAGCCCGATATTCTTTAACGCTTTAAAGGTTTGTGGACATGACATGGCATTCCTAAGTTTTGCTGGGGAGGGTCGCCCTGTAGCAATTATCTCTGCTTGTATCTCTCTGGCAATCCATACAGTAAATTCATTGAGCGCATTAGCTTCAAACATCTGCTCATCAGAATACCCTTCTATCCTAGTAGGCTCGGCTAACTCATGTGCCTCTTCAAGAAGTCTGTGCAGTAAATCCACTTCACCAAGGTTAAGTTCATACGCCTCCTTAACGGTGTCTAAGGTAGACTCTATCTCAATGATATCAGCCTCAAGCTCTAATACCTCATGCTTGAGATTGGTGGTTTCTTTTAACCACTTTAACTTCTCTACCTTTGCTTGATACTTCTTTGCACCGACCTCCTCAAGGGCTACAGCGCGTAGTCTTCCTTCAAGAAATCCGTTAAGTGTTTTTATCTTAGCCCAAGCAGTCTCACCCTCAACTTGGGTGCGATAGTTAAACTCAGAATTCATTACAACGGGCATTCTATACTCCTTTAAGTTGAGCTGTAGCCAGCGGCTGCAGGGCCACTTCTAACTGTTCCAACACCAGTAGTATCACTAGCCACTACTCCAGTGTTAGAGACTAAGTTTGTCATTGATACCCTAGAGCCATCATAGCCATAGCCAAATATAGCTTTATCACCACCGTAGCCAGCAGCAGCAAGAACATATCTCCCCGTACCTACTCCTGTTGTATCGCTAGCTACTACTCCAGTGTTAGAGACTAAGTTTGTCATTGATACGTAGGAGGGCGTACTCCCATACCCAAATATAGCTTTATCACCACCATAGCCAGCGGCTGATGGAAATCCCCTAGCTGTACCAACTCCAGTTGTATCTGTAGAAACAACACCCGTGTTGGAGACTAAGTTTGTTATTGATACATAGGCGGAACCATTATAGCCATAGCCAAAGAGTGCTTTATTCCCTCCATAGACAGCGGCTGCAGGGCCGCTTCTAGCCGTTCCAACACCCGTAGTATCTACAGAAACAACACCTGTGTTAGAAACAAGATTTGTAATTGATACCCTAGAGCCGTCATAACCATAACCAAAGATAGCTTTATCGCCTCCATATCCAGTGGCTGCTAGACTGTTCCTGGCGGTACCAACGCCAGTGGTATCAGTAGAAACAACGCCAGTATTGGAGACTAAGTTTGTCATTGCTAAAAAGCCGCCACCAGTCCCATACCCAAACAGGGCCTTATCCCCGCCATATCCTGCGGCCGCTAGATTTTGCCTTGCTGTACCTACTCCTGTTGTATCGCTAGCTACTACTCCCGTATTAGAGACTAAGTTTGTTAGTGATAGGGCGGCTAGGCCATTATGACCATACCCAAAGAGTGCTTTCTGAGTAGGCGTAAACGCTGTAAACACTTCAGTCCCGTTCAGGAAGGCATCGTCAAGAGTAACCCCATTGAGGACGACAGCATCACAGACAACACCATTTAGCGTGAAAGGCATTATGCAACTGTCCCATCGTATGTCAGATACGCCGTTGTCCCGTTAAGCCGCGCCCTCATAAGGCCGTCAGTGGAAGTTCCTGCGCGAGGAAGGGTTGCATCTGTACCTGTACTGCTAGCAATCACGCGGGTAGCGTCTGTGTAGGTGAGATCGGTAGCAGGAGCACTGGTAATGTAACCTGAGTCATTCGTCCACTGACTGATAGCACCACTCTTATTAGTGAATGTGTCTGTTGAGCTAGGGGTTACTGTACCTGTAGTGGTTGAGTAACCCGAGTCATTCGTCCATTGCGAAATAGCACCCGATTTGTTGGTAAAGGTATCTGTTGAGCTAGGCGTAACAGTACCTGTTGTTGTGGAGTAACCTGAATCATTTGTCCACTGAGAAATTGCTCCAGTTTTGTTAGTAAATGCTGTGGCACTAGCAGCCGTAACATAGGTCGTTAAGTCAGGGGGCGTGTAAGTGAACACACCAGTGGTGTTGTCATAGCTTAGGTTGGCAGTACCAACTGCGGCTACAGATGCACTCAGGTCAGTAAGTGCAATACCGCTATCACCAGTCCAAGAAGCTAATGTAGCAGGAGTGACGGCTCGACCTGTGTCTGTCCCAGTATTAACCTCGGCTTGAGTCGCTAATTCAATAATACCCACTACTGTCTCAGAGCTAGTAGGTAAGCCTGTGTAGGTCGTAGCATTAAGGGTAGTGAAAGTACCCACTGCTGGAGTTGTACCGCCAATCAAAGCATCAACCGTACCTGCTTCAATGTCAGCAGTCGTCGCCACCAGTGAGGATATTGTGGATATACTCGCATCACTTACTACAATGGCGCTGGTAACATCCCATGTATTGGTAGACAGTTCATAGCGTAGAGTCTGCCCATCAGTACCAACAGGTAATCGACCAGCAGGGTTAGCAACTTGAATCTCCCATGCTTGATCTGTGGTTTGATCCCAGACCAAAGTATCACCGTCAGCAGTGCCATCAGGGACTGTACCTGAGCCACCTACAACAGCTACTGCATCCCAAGCCAGTGTGACTGAGTTATACAACTGTGCGCCTGAAGCGTTCCAGCGCATAATATCAGCCGTTAATACGGCAATTCGCAAATCACCGCCATCGAATCTATAGAATCCAGTGGTATTTTCGTTAACCCATGAGGCTCCTGGAAGTAAGTTCGTTCCATCAGCAAAACGGAAGGGCGCTAACATACCACCTCTACCGTTACGGTCTAATGAGTCAGACAAGGCTGTTGATACATCATTCAGCGTGTTGTTTGCCCATGTTGAAGAGACAATCTCTCCAGACTGAACTGGGTTTCCTGCTACTAAGGAATAATTTCCTGCACTATCGCGTGGGATAATGTCTCTCCTGTTGAGACTCAGGGCAGATAATGTTAAACTGCCAGCTCATCTTATGGTGATTAAAATGCTTAAAAAAGAATGCAAAGTTTATGGCATCTGGAATGGAATGAGAAGCCGCTGTAACAACCCAAGTAATATCGCCTACCTGAATTACGGTGGAAGAGGTATTACTGTATGCAATGAGTGGGTTAGTCTTTGGGTTTTTGAGGCCGATATGGGGCCGAGACCAGCAGGATATACGCTTGATCGAATTGACAATGACGGGCCATACAATGCGAGAAATTGTCGTTGGGCTACCAAAAAGGATCAACAGCGAAACCAAAGACGGACTCGCTATGTTGTAATTAATGGGGCTAGGTACAAGGCTGTTGATCTTGCTGAAAAAATTGGTATAAAAACGGACACTCTTGTCATGCGTGTCAATAATGGCTGGAGTATGGAAAAGATTATGGATAGAAGCCCAAAAATAACGATTTCTGAGGAGCATAAAGCTGCTATTAAATCTGGGCAAGAGAGAGCAAAGAAGGCTAGAACACATTGCCCAAGTGGGCACGAGTTCACTGAGGTTAATACCCGTATTACACCCCAAGGATGGCGTGTATGTAGAAGTTGCCATAGAGCCAAAACAAAACGGCAATCTGAACGAAAGCGTTCTCGTAAAGACTGCTAATCTGTTTCCTGCACTATCGCGTGGCATTGCTTATTCTCCTATTAATATCCCTTCTGCTTCCAGCTCATCGTTAGTGCGAGAGGCAAGCACAAGGAGCATATTCGCTTCTTTTTTAGTAAGTGTCGTTAGCAGCGCAGAGTCGCCGCGCCTTAGTTTATTTATCCCTAAAGCCAGTCTTGACTTAATAGATGGCATATCCATCGCGCCAACAGCATAGCCAAGCGCCGCGCCTATAGTGGGACTGCCAACCACAGATCCCAGCAGACTGCCTAAACCACTCGTACCAAGTGCATGTAAGGAGACTATGTTTCTGTGTTGCATCGCAGGGACTCTCTGATTTAGACCTTTTTGCAATTCTAAGGCTGGCCCTATGTCTGCATTTATATCACCAATTTCAGGAATAACCGTTCCCAACTTTTCCCTTGTAGAGTCGGCAAGAACCTTATTAATATCCTCCGCTATTGGGTCTGCGCTCATCCGATCACCGCGATTTGAATAATTAACCAGATCATCCCCCCTTCTGCGGAACTCAAGCGCCTCTCTCGGGGTTAGTGCGTCTATTTTTTCTTGGTCGGAGTAGTTAATTAGATCGTCTATCTTGCTGTCTACTGCGCGGCCATACGCAGGGCTGTCTGGGAGGAATCGGCCTTTACTTGTTTTTGAGGCCTCAAGATCGGATAGTATATCAAGTGGATCAATTGTAACCCCGCTATCTACTCCTGCATCCACAATATCGTCAATCCGCTGCCCTTTTTCGGCAATATATTTTGAGAGCTTTTGTTGCCCTTTTTTGTTTGGGAGGATGTCATGCTCTAATGCAGCGGAAATTGCTCGTGGTTCATCTATGCTACGCCCGAACTTGGCCGCACTGCTATATAGCCTTTCTGGCAGCGATTTAGGTATGGTCTTTGCTGCAAGCGATAGCCCTTCCCCCACAACAGTCAAAGGCTCCATCTTGCTTGCAAGGTTAAGAGCTTTTGATAATGCGGGGACTTTGGTAGTTAGCCCTGCCCCGCCACTTAATACCCCAGACAAGTCACCAATAAAACCTACAGGGTCAGTGTTAATTGTATTTTTTATACTATCTGCACTGCCGTAGCGATCTTTCATTGCGGCCCATACTGTGTCGGCGGCTTCACTTTCGTCAATGCCGTTGAAATCCATACCCATTTTATCGCCAACACCTTTAGCTAGATGCCATAAGCCTGCTGCCGTATCTATCGGGTTCATTACGGTTTGGACTATATCGCCAGCATACTGTGCTGCGCTAGGGCCAGCATTTTTTTTAATCTCCTGGAAGCTAAGATCAACCGACATCTTCGATTCAGCATCCCTAAGTATACGTTTTTGAGCTTCGTTCACAGTCAGTCTCCTGCCTCTATGAATTCTTTATGTTGTTCTGGCGACATGGACTCCCATAATTTAGGATCAACGCCATCAGGGACATCTATCGGGACATCTATCAGGACATCTTGATCCACCTCTATGCTTGCCTTTGGCTTCAAAAACGCATTCAGCCACGCCTGTTCTTCCTCACCTAAATTTGTTGGCCGAGTCAGGATGACGTTTTCAGGGTTGTAGCCGTATCCCTCTGCAAGTTTTCGGTATCTGTCGGCAGTCTGCTGATAACCTTGAGACGCGCCTTCATAAAGTCTTGAAGCCCTGTCCACAAAATCCACTCTTTGTTCATCAGACATGCGCTCTCCAGTTGCCATCATCCTAACCATTTTCGCAATCGGACGAGGAACCTCATAATCCTTATCCTCAAGTGCCTGCATCCACCTCGACGCTTGCTCTGCGGTTTTAAACTCACTCTCACGAACAACCGAAAGAGGGTCAAGTATTTTCATGTAGTTAAATATGAGCGCTAAATCACCAGCAGCACTTGAGTCTTGGGCAGAGTCAACCACCCTTAAATATGCACTATCCTGTGTTTTAAAGTCTTTGATGTGGGTTAAGCTAGAAAAATCCTTACGCAAGTCATTCTCGCCTTTCCTTACGCCACTATTAGTCTCTACCCCCGCAGCAGCTAGTTTGGCTTTGGCTAAGGATTTTTGATCTTTCACCTTCCATTCTCTCTCTTGCAATCGGTCATCACGCCCCTGCTTTTCAAGACGCGCATTCTCAAGCCCACGCTCTATATCTAATTCAATATCAGCTTCGTTGGCCTTTCCAGCCATATAGCCGCCCATCAACTGATTTCCAGCATATTCAAGTGACTGCCCTATGTTAGGGCCGTAATACACATCCAGTGGCCCAGCAGTCATGCCTTGTGGCGCTGCTCGTCCTCTTAAGCTATCTGCATAGCTCCTCTGGGAATCAATCTTACCCTCACGGCCCTTTAACGACATAGCCCTTGCCTGCGCATCTCTTTGTTCAACGGCGGCTTCTGCTTGATCTACATAAGCACTAGCCATGCCAGATGAAAGAGGGGTAGAAGTTATATCCTCAACTTGGGATTCCATTGTTATAGCATTAGGTTGGCCAATGCCCTGCTTATTACGCATAGACTCTGCATACATGCGCATCAAACGCTGCTCAGGTGTTTCTTGCAATGTCATTCCATAAGCCATTCTATTCTCCTATTATCGGCCAGCTAAGTAGCCGCCGCCTAGTGATCCTGCCATCCCCATAAGGCCGTTCATTGGATTGGCTGCATTAGCTGCACTAGCGTCCTGTGCTGCCCCTGTCATTAGCGGAGCAGGCTGTGCTGCTTCAGCCGCAGAGAAGTTGGGCATACTTGGCATACCAACTTGCTGGCCGCTCAGAAGGGCGTTGATCTCATTCAAGCTAAATCCGCGCTTAGTCATTGCTTCAGTCAACTGCTGCTGGCGTATCTGGTTAGCATAAGCAGAGTTACCCATAGACTGGCTATAGTTCTGCTGGTTAGCACCAAGAGCTTGATTGTAAGCATTCTGGTTCATGCCCATCTGCTGTCCATACATCTGTCCAGATTCGGCAAGACCAGCCTGATTAGCACTCCATAGTGCTTGGTTGTTCTGATCGTTGAATTGATTGCCTTGGCTTTCCATTTGAGACTGCCATGCTGCATCTTCAGGTCGTAGACCTTGGTTACGCATCTTTATCTCAAGGCCTTGTCTTTGTGTTTCTTGCTGCGGAGCAATACGAGACTGTGCTTGGTTATACACAGAATCTTCAGCGCGCTGGCGAGTACTATAGGGGTCATCAATACCGCCTTCAGGTAAGGTGTACTGGGCCGTAGGAACCTGACCCATCGGGTTTAGTCCACGCCAGTCCATAGTCTGACCAAACTCACTACCCATGCGCCCTGTAAGCATCCCAGCAATATCACTGCGACCGCCTTGAATGGCTACCTGTTTGGTTAGTATGTCCTGTAGCTCAGGGGTTAACCCTTGAGTTTGAGTCCAATTGGTTATGGGGTTTCCGTTTTGGTCTGTAGCCTCATCCTGCTGCCAAGATGAGTATCCCCAAGGGGTGTACTGATCGGGACGGTTTGCATATAGCTGGTCACGAACGACTCCAGCGTTTTCGATGCCTTGCTGTGCCGCTACATCTCCGAAATCTGGTTGACTCTTGCCACCCATTATCCTTCTCCTGCTTCTGCATATGATGCTAGGGTTTCTGCATATCCTACTGGCACAGAGGGGGCTAAATTGCCCTGCTTGCCGTACATGCCGCTAAATACTTTAGTAAGCCAATTTCTATTGGCCCCTGTTATTGGATCGTCGCCAGCACCTAACTTATTGATGAGCTTTTGTGGATCGCCAGCATTAGCCCAGTTAGTGTCTGTAAATAAACTATCTTCTGTTCCATCTTCCCTTTCAACTGGTGTTAGCCAATTGTTAAATCTTTTCTTATCATCACCACTCCACTGCTCCCACATACTAGCTTTTCTTAGTACATCAGCATTAGTCATATCTGTATCGAAGCCTTCATTAAGACCCCAAACACGATTATCTTCAGGTGTTCCACTGCTTATTACAGTTTCTCCAAGACCTGTACCGTTATTAGCCCACGACCAGTCGGTAGGTGTAGCCTCAAAGGGGTTATCTATAGCATCTTGACGGCGATCTTGTGCTGCCCTCTCGCGGCTTTGATAGCCTTGCTCATCACGTAGTTGATTTACAAACTGCTGCTGATAGAACTCTTCATTCCCACCTTCAACATTAGGCATTCCCCACGGAGAATCCATTCCAGGTTGGTATCTCTCAAAGGCTTGATAGTCTTGATCGTATCCACCCCACGCATTAGCTCCTTGAGGCTTAGGTGCAAAAGCATCCCAGTCCCAAGAGGTATCTTTCTGCCCTAACGTACCATGCCACGGTCTAATATTTACACCTGATGATGACTGGGGTTGGTTGTTACCTGAATCTGGAGTAAGTGGATCACTTGATGCACTTGGTGGCCCTCCTAGCGACAACCCATCATTATCATCCTCAGCAAGGGGTATAAATGCGCTAAAATCACCGTCTGGTGCACCTCCCAGACTTAATCCACCAAGATCTCCACTAGGTACGTAGGGATTGATACCCTCCTGCATCATTTCATTAGTATTATCGTAATACCAGTTTTCAGGTCGCTTACCGTATTGGTAATTACCATTGGTATCCGTGTACTGTTTGTTAGCATCTGCCTTAGCAAACGCAGCGGCCTGACGCGCTTCTGCCTCAGATCTACCCGCAGCAATCGAGGCTTGATAGGCTTTAGAGGCTGGTTGGTCTTGATAAAATTGACCTTCACCCGCGCCCCCAGCACCATAATATTCACGGCCTGCTTGCTGGATGTCTTCTTCGGTCATGTTTCCCATTATGCTGCTTCCTGTTGTTGTTCTGGGGTCAGCCATCGGCTAGTTTCTTTCTCCATGACAAGTACCACGGAGTCTACCCCTGTCTTGAATGCGTTGGGTATTCTGGCAACTTCTTTGAATCCCATGTGGATGTCGAGTTTGAGAGCTTTCTTGTTGTTAGCTGGCACCACGCCAAAGATACGATTTCGGCCACATATGATAAATAAGTGGCGAGCAACTTCATGGAAAAAGCCAGCGCGAATAACAAAAGGATTAGTAATAGAAAAGTGTACGCAGCAAGCATCGACAGTAAAGCTGTCAGCAATACAAACTGCTTGGACGCCACGTTCGTCAAAGGCAACAATACCAATACTATCTTCGCACTGTATGACACTTGTCTTCCCCTTAACCCATTCCCACTCATGTTGTTCAGTAAGAGATTTAAACTGGATCATAGATAACCTCCCGTCTGGAATAAGCAGTCCCAGCCCACAATATTAATGCGGGTATTGGCGTTGCCATTCATCGCTACAGCAAAAGTTCTTCCCATACCTAGTGTTCCAGCAGGAAATGACTCACCTTCCGCACTAGAGTCCCACAGACTTGTATTCCAGACTGCTGAATCCCATCCATCGTCCCCTGTCACTGATACAACAACAGGAGGTGTGACAGTTTCTTCAATAGAATAGTCGTATATAGCTCTTACACTGAGTGATATATCGCCAGCGAGTATACCTATCGTTCGCACAAAGCCCACACGATTGAAGTTAGAGTGTCCTGCGGGTGCCTGAAAGGACGTTAATGATCTAAACCCTATAGCAGAGCCTGTGCCCCTCTCAAGCCTTACTGAGACACTGTAGAATGTGCCTACAAAATCTACATCTCCAACCAGTGAAAGTGTGGTTTCAGCCGCTACAGCGACAAATGTCTCCGTATAGGAGCTTGAACCTGTTGAGCTAACTGTTATATCAGTTGTTCCAGCCTGCATCTTATGACTACCAAGAATACTGTCTTTTACACGGTAAGATACAGTGTAAGTCTCGCCAATAACTAGCGGGAATAAAGCATCTGTCGTGTACTTAGTTTCAGCAACTTGTGTTCCATCACAATCATACTCAAGTGAGACTGTCGAAGTCCAGCCAACCCCCACAACAGGGTTAACATCTGTCCAGTGATTGTCTTTATTGATCTCGGTTCCATCCAATACCCCGTCATTGATGTAAACAACACCGTCTGGCCCCGCCATAAAGTAATCACCAACCCATGAGTCAGCGCCAAATATTGGCACGCCTTCCCAAAATCCCCATGCTGCTGTTTGAAGATTCTGTGTGTACTGGAGATAAGGCGTTTGTGCTGGCTTTGGCGTTACAATCTGGAGGAATCCATCGCCTGGATGAACTGTTAGCTGCCACGCGGGGGAACTTTTACCTGTTTCAACATCGGCGCGAAGGAATCTATTAATCTTGCGAGAAGGTGTTTGGCCAAATATTGGATTACCACGCAGTAAATCGTTAAGTGAGGTAACCCCAAAGGTAGAAAGTACATACAGGTCAGGGCCGTAATCAGTAACAATGCGCCTAGATTTGGGAACTTCACCGATAAACCATGTTCCGCGAGTAGACCACGGGCCTAGATTGCTCCCATTAGGGGTAATCTCTGGGTCTTCACCTTGATAGACAATGACATCGCCGCCTTGACCAACTGCGACCAGCATATCGTCTACACCATCGCCGCCATCTACCGTCCAATTCCATAATCCTACTAATGTACCGCCATGAGGCATCTTGGATCCAAAGACAAACTTCTTTAGCTCTCCAGTAATAGAGGCAATAGGCAAATACCAAGCGTCATCTTCATCTTCAAGAATCACCCAGATACGCTGCTTAAAGACCATTACAAAGGCAATATCATCGACAGGGAAAGCGGTAGTCACGCCAGCAAGATCATAGTGCCAGTCTGTCGCTGCGGTTCCAGAAGGAGGTCGTGACCATAGGCTTGTCGCCTCTTCATACTGCCACAAACCGTTTAGACCATCAGCATAGAGCAAGTAGTGACCGCGCAGGCCAGCTCCTGCTGCATCTCCTGTAAATTCAGTCCATACACCATACCCAGCGGGGCTGTCAGTCTGAGAGAAGACGACTTCTTGAACAGGCTCAATCGTGTTAAATAATGTTGTGTTCCAGATACCCTCAGCAGTAACAGCGAACAGGCGGTTATTAGCATCGTCTTGGATGTTTGATTCAAAAGGTATGATTGTGTGTACGTCTGAGCTTGCGGCTCTTGGAGGCGTTTCTACGCACCCTGTGGCCCACTCTCTGTATCCCTTCCTCAATCTCATGCCATATTCAGACGGCATTAGGTTGTAAGAGTAGATACAGTCCTCTGGAGGCATCATCATTAATGAGTCAACAGAGTTAATCCCGCCAACACTGGCAGGAAATGTATAGGGCTGTACAGTTGGCTGACTTAGCTGTCTACCGTACCTACCTAATGTCTTCTGGCGGGTATATGACATATCAGAACCATTCCCACGGTTTAGCCATCTTCTCAAGATACCGACCAGACTCAGATACTAGGCTTCCAACTGGCCCTCCAATTTTATCTCCAATCTTATTTATATCTTGACCAGCTGTTGCTCCAGTTAGTAGATCAATAGCATATTCGCCGTCATCTTCGGCTCTTCTTCCCTTGTCTCTAGCTTGTCTTTCCTTGAGTACAACTGCAGCGGCCAGTGCAGCCCAAGGCCCAGCAGCAGCCAATGCTCCTCCTCCAGCGGCAGCTCCCCCTCCAGCAGCGGCACCTCCAGCAGCACTACCTCCTATAGCAGCACCTCCAGCAGCACCACCAGCAGCGGCAGTACCACCAGCAGCAGCGCTACCTACAGCAGCGCCCCCACCAGTAGCAGCAGCGCCTCCACCAGCAGCGCCACTTGCAAGAGATGCAGGAACTTGTGCGGCTTGAGCGGCACTTTGAGCCATAGTTGCTGTTTCGGCGGCTGTTAATGGGCCTCCAGCAGAGCCAGCAGCAGCGGCAGATGATCCACCTTGGCGCATAAACTGACTTGGGTTAATTCCACCACCACCTCCGCCACCTTGTTGCTGTTGTTGTGGCATTTGGGGGTCTTCTCTCCTTTGCCGCTTTGGAGCATTTACTCTTTGTTGTTGAGGTGCTTGCCCATACGGATTCTCCATAGAGCCGTAATCAACACGCATCTCCTTAACTTGGGACATCTGCCGCATTAGAGCCTGCTTCTCTTCAGTTGAGAGTTGTGCGAACTCCTCTTCAGTCATGCTCCACCGTATCCTGTGTCCCCAGTGTTACCGTAAGGAGAGATATAAGGGAATGCTCTTGAACTTCTGGAGGCGCTTAGGATAGGCGCTCCTGTTGATTTTCCAATTCTACTTTGCAGTAAAGTATCAAACTCCATAGCAGCGGCTGAATAATCAAAGCCTTTAGCTTGAAGGAACTTGAGTTTAAGGAATTTAATGCTTAATAAGGGATCTAGGGCGCAGGTATCACTGCCTGCACCTATCGTGTCTCGGTTTGGTGTAGTCTGACCCTGCTCTGTTAGCCAGTTCCGACTCATGTACTCAAAGGTAAGTTCTAGATTAGCAGGAGCGGGTTGTGGAAATATATCGACCTTGCCATCCATGATTCTAAAAGAGGCGTAAATAGTCTGACTAACTAAGTCTCTACCTGCAAGATACGTCCAGTCTTGAGGGGATAAAGGGCCACCAACAGCAACTCTGTTTCCTCTATCCCAGCCTGTCTGGTCAATCATGTAATTAAAGTCATCGGGTAAGGCATATGTACCGCTTACGCCGTCAATACTCGTATCTATTGTGTAGGTCTGAGTAAGAACCTGCCAGTCATTCAGTTCGCATAGCTCTTGACCAGACGAATTGAGTAGCCCCACCAACTGAATAAATGCTTCATCCGTATCGGTGACAGGGCTGGAAGAAGTCGACAGACCTACCTCAAGGGCAACTCTGTTGATTATATCGTTGACTGACAGGTATCGTGCCATATTTTACTCCGTTACAGCCTCTTCCGACTTTACAGCTTCAAGTTCAGCTTTAGTACGACGAGTACGTTTAGTCTTCGTAGCCTCCTCTGCAGGACTTTCACCCATCTGGGCCATCAAAGACTCATACTTGGCCTGAAGATCAGCCAATGCTTCTTTAGTCGCTTCACCAGCACTGTCATCAATGTACTTATTAGCTTTTTCCTTTAGAAAGCCAATACCCATGATGCCCTGACCGTTGGAATCACTCACTGAAGCAAGCTGCTCAACTGTCTTGATGTTCAGGTACTTCAATTCCTCACATTGACTGCGAGTAATGCCTGCCCATTCTTCAAGCAGAGTACCTTCAACCTTCTCTTGGTCTTCGCGAGCTTCAAACTTGCGGAAATGCTCTGCAAATCTAGCCTTATCCATCTCAGTAGCAGGGCGGATTACAATTGAATCTTTGTTTCCAGGCTGCATGATCTGAACATAAGCAACTTCTTTGTAAATTGGCCTTCCAGCCTCTTTGGTTTTTGCACTATTGATACGAGGGTTGTTAAAGAACTTCACCAGCAGGTTTTCATCCCCGTGGTAACGCCCGTTATTCATCGCCAGATCAGTAATGCCGTGTTCTGCTTCCATTAAACTCATAATATAGCCCTTCTTTAGTTGTGCGCTCTATGGCGCGTTATGTTTCAACCGCATAAGCGGATGAGTGATAAGTAGGCTGGGCTATCTATGTAGCCAAACACTACTATTATGGCGGTGTTAAAGTCCCGCCAACGCTAGAATTCGATGTATACCCAATTCCATTCTCATGGTGCGTATTAGCGCCAACAACAAAGACAAGATGGCCCGTTGCATTTAAAGGTGCTGCGCCATTTCCAAATCGTGCTGGTGCACCTGTTAATGTAATCGCAAGTCTACCAGTGGATGTATAGCCTAAACCTTGATGGTAATGATCTATAGTGCCATCTATATCAACTGCCAAAACTTGGCCTGCATCGAAAGGAAGACCATTCTGGAAATGAGAAGGAGCAAGAGCGCCGTCCACATAAGGGACAGCGCCACCACTCTTTGGGTTTGCATTAAGTAATGCAGACATTAGACAATAATCAACTAACTCTAGTTAGACGCATTATTGCAAGACGGACGATTCAATGCTACCAAAGCAAGTCCAGCCGCAGGAGTCGCAATAGCGCCTACTGAGATTGTTCCTGCAATGATGTCACCAACTACTACGGCATCATCAATTGATCCTGCTGTAGAGGTCAGATAGCATAATTTGCCAGATGCAAAAGAGGCGAGAACTTTTGCTACCGCTTTTCCGCCAATCTGATACCAGCCATACTGACTGCCCAAAACAGGAGCCATTGCCGTAGCGACTAATGCGCCGACAGCATTTGCACTTGCCAGAGTAGTGGTAAAGTCGCCCATATTGACCAGTACAACACTGCCTAAAGCGGTAGCTGCTACACCTTCACAATAGATGAACTCTCCAACACCGTAGTCAGTATCGTCTGTGTCATAAGCACTAACGATTTGTCCAAGACGCTGTTCTTTTGTGGTGTGGACAGAATTAAAATCTCCGCCTCCACCGATTACTTCGTTACTTTGAAATTGTGACATTTTAATTCTCCTAAAAAAGAGGGCTGTTAAACCCTAAAAGCCCACCCCCGAATTATGAGCGGAGGCAGGCTGGGCTTACTTATTAAGCGTTAAGATCAAGACGACCTTGGAATTGCGCACCAGAGGAAGTCAAGTTGCCAGCCCATGCAAGGATCTGCACTTCAGCATCTTGGTTAGTTGCGTAGCGGCGGTTAGGCGACAACGGAACCATGTTACGGCTTGCATGTGGACGATAGTGGATATAGTCGCAGTTCAAGAAGAACGCTGTTCCAGCAGGGCAATACCCGCCGATACCACCATCCAGACACACATCAGCATCCATGTACTTGATAGTTGGGAAACCAAGGTTTCCGACTTCAGGTGACATAAAGCGTTGTTGTGCTTGCAGAGACTCTACATAAGTAGACCACACTACGTTATCGACCATGATTAGGTCAGGACGATCAGTACCACGAACTTGCTTGACCCAAAGGTCGTTGAACAAGCCCTGAACAGTCGTAGGATCAGCAGCGCCAGAATCGACAAACTGGTTACGCCAGAAAGTCCAAGTAGCACGATCAATACCACCGTAAGTGCCAGTAGTAGGATCAAGAGGGATAGCAGCGTTTAAGCCATCAATCTCTTTACCGCCAGAACCAGTACCGTCAGAGTACAATCCACCTGAGATCAGGTTAGCCAGTGTAGACTCAGCTACAGACAAGCGAGCATCAAGAAGATCAATCATCTTCTCACGGCCAGCATTCTGGAGCATTTCCAGACCAGAGATAACTACGGGTACAGCAGCCTGCTTGATGTTGAACTCAGCAGCACTAATCACATCACTTACGCCAACAGGCAAGATGTCATAGCCAGAGTACCAGCCGCCATTAGTATTCTCAGCAAAGCTCAGTTCCTGCATAATCTTAGAGCCGCCAGAGAATGTCTTGATCTTGCCCTTAGAGGACAGCTTCATCAAGATAGCGTTGTTTTTGGTTACGTTGTCAGCAATCTGCCGAGTACGCGATTCAATCGTGGTAGCGAGAATGTCGCTAATATTTGGGAATGCCATCAGGCGATCCTCCTATCAGTTAAAGTTAAGTTACACTTCAGTCGCCGCTTGAATAGCTTCTGCTGACAAGAGAATCGCGTGAATGATTCAACTTGAGAATTCTAGTATCAAAATCAGGGTATCGCTTGATTGATAACCCTTAATATTGGGTAGTTTATACTCAATTTTACATTTGTCCAGCTTTCAGACTACATGCGTCCAGCAGAGTCCCATGCATCATTTAGAGCAGAGGCCACTGAATTAGCGGCTTGGCCCTGCATTCCCCCTCCAGGCGACCCTGATATTGAGCTAGCAGCTTGCCTTTTCTGGTTTACTGACTTCTGTGAGGATCTTCCAGACATAATCTTGGATATTTGCGGATGATTAGAGCAGGCAAGGTTATAAGCCTCATCCATGCTCATCTCTCTGCCACGGTTAGCAGCCATATCCAGTAAATCAGCCATATCACCGCGAACATCGTTATAGAACTCGTTACTTGACCCAAAGTTGTTCACTTCTTGGGCAACTTGTCCTTGAACATGCTGTCGCTCCTGTTGTTCTCGCTGCTGATACCCTTGAAGCTGCTGCTGCATAGGCCCAAGGCGTTCATTAAACATCTGTTCCATCTGACTCTGCTGCTGGGATTCGGCAGAGGGCGCTTCACCCACAAGCATTGAGTCTAGCGACTTAATATCAACACCAAACTGCTTGATGATAGAGGCTACAACTTGTGCCTTTTGAATGGGTGAACCCATCTGTAGCGTTGATCCAGTCTGCAATAAACCTTGGATAGACTGACCAGCACCCCCGTTCATCTGAAAGTACTGCTGATAGGGCTGAAGAGACTTATCCATTGCTTCAGCACGTTTAGCTTGCTGCGAATATTGGACAATTCCTTTCTCGTAGTCCTGCTCACGCTTGACGATGTCAGCTTTTACTGCATCTGGGACATCATTCCAGACTTCTCTGGATTCAAGTGATAGACCTACGGGAGGCTTTGAGTCTTCTTCTGGCTGCGCACTGACTGGGCTAAAATCGTCCTCGCTTTGTCGTATTGGGCTTTCGTCACTTGCTTGTTCTGTATCTCCTGTTGTATCTGCTGCTCCAAGGCTGACTGGCTCTTGGACTTCTGCTGCGTCTTCTCCTCCATTATCTATCTCCGAGGCATCCCATGCGTCTGCCAGTGCGCTATTGAGTGAGTCTTCTTCTATCTCTACTTCTACTTCATTTGCTTCGTTCATAATTTTAGCCCTCGCGCTCTAGGCGCATTATATTGTTATATATCTCCTGCTTTCTCTCGAACTTCTCTGCTGTCGTATGCTGACCAGTGTAGAGTCGGTCGCGTTCCTTTCTTTTTCTATCTAAAAACCCTTGGTCAAACTCTGAAGAATTGACAACATTGTTTCTTTCGTTGTGTTCACGGAGTTGTTTTCTGTCAGAGATAACTGAGCCATCTACAGGGGATACGAAGCTCTGCACATCATTCCATATCTGTGCCGAACGGGGAGAAGCCTGCCGCGCAGATTCATCAATTGGGATAAATTCATACTTCCCTGTTTCTTCGTTTAAGGATTGCTTCCATCTCATTGGTTTCGGCCTCTTGCTTGGGCTTCTATCTCACTCATTGAGTATTCGTGATTAACTCCTTGAGATTCAATATCGTAAACAGCCTGCGCCTTCTCAATCATTAGGTCAGCCTTCATATTGGCTTGTATCTCTTGGATACTCGCCTGAAGATCAGAGGCTATCTCCTGCAAGCGACTCTGAGAGCGCATTTGCTCCATCGTCATGTCTCGCTGGTTATCAGCTTCCATCTTGGCCATTTCAGACTGTATTTTAGCCTGCTGAACTTGCATGTCGGCCTGAGCTTTGATTTGAATCTTCTGAACTTCACCCGCTTGCTTTTGCTGGCTCGCTTGAATCTTCATCTGCTCTATCTGGAGCTTAACCTGATTATCCTGAGCGGCACCATTATCATCTTGTCCAGGCGGTGGCATCTTCTTGGCCCCCTCAATCGCTAGATCAAACGTGCCTTCAAGATATTCCGCTCCTTTATACCCAGCCATAGCCCATTTGAGCATTTCAAGCAGTATAGGCAGGGATTCTGGGAGAGCGGCAGCAGCACTTGAAGCAGATTGGATGTACTGAGACATTGCCATCAGGAATTCACTGCGCTCAGACTTAATCTGGGCATAGTCAACCATCGCAATAGACTCTGGCTTGATGTTTACACGCCACTTCACATCCGTTGACTGCATTAGGTCAATGGCATCGGAGACATACGTTTTATCAGCTTCTGGTAGAAATCCAGCGTTAGATTGCTCAACAATAGTCTCTTTGCTGAAGTGCTTTGATATAACTTCAGCTTTTAGAGCCTCAAGATCACTAGCAAACCTAGCGAACTCCTCTTGCAACGCCTGAATACCGATAGACCCCATCTTGGCTTTAATAGCCTGAGTACCGCCAGAAGTGTACTGATCGGTAGCACCTCCGCGCATAATGTCACTCATACCTGTTATTTCATACAATTGTTCAGTCTTAGCCTGCTGTACAAGTTGCAGTGTTTGCAATACACCCACTATGACCTCAACGGGGAACCACTGGATACTTCCTTGCAACCCACCCTTCTCAGCAAACATCGCCCAGTTATCAACGGGTATGAGATCATTTTCAACACCCTCTTTGAGCATACGTCCCACCGAATCGCCTGCCGCCTTGTCATATACACCCACTACCTTAATAGCGCGAGTAATAGTGCTTATACGGCTTTGTAGCTCATCAATTTCATTGTATAAGTCCTGAGCGAGTATAAAGTCAGCTCTAGGCGTAAATAACGTGGTTGTGCAGTTGGCTATCATAGGGCGGGGCATAGGTAGAAACCCATCCAGACCTAGTGGATCTTCTTTATAGTCCAGAATGAGGTCTGCACCTTCAGAATACCAATACACATGCTTGTCTTTTTTGTTCCAAATTTCCCAGATTTCTGCCTTTTGGACATTATCTCTTTCATCAGTATCGGCAGCACCCATATTGCCACTATTGCCTTCTGGGGTTTGGTTTTTGTACTCAATGTTTTTGGCTACTTTCTCGCCAAAACGCTCAGTAACTTCATCTTTATCAAGCCAAGCACGAAATCCCCACCAAGGGATCTCTTTCCATGTCCTACCCCAGCCCCATCTGACATCTTGCCAGTGGATGTAGTCGATAGGAGCATCTTCGTAGTCTAATACCTCGATTTCTTCATTTTCAAAAGAATCGGGGTTCATTTGAGTCTCGGTCATGGTCGCCATATCGTAACGAACACGCGCACAGCCCATGCCAGGAAGCAATCTATCCTGAAGTGCTGCTTTTAATACAGTCGATAGGTCTTCACCGCTGGGTTCAACGTCAGTCATAAGCATTCGTTGATACATTAATGAGGCAACCCGCGCTATATCGTCATCTGGGTCATAATGTTCGCGAACAACATCAATCTTTGGCGTATTTCCGTATAGCATAGCCATTGTTGTAGAGATATTCTTATGGAACAGATTTAGCTTTGAAGACGCATTATTGCTGAAGTTATCCCCGTAGGAGTCACTAGAGCCTTGTCTGTCATCCAGATAGCGATTAACAACAGAGTTGCCCTGCTTCAGGTACTTGCGTAAGCGTTTATCAGCCGCTGACATCTCTTTCTGCCAGTGCTGGTGCCATTGTGCGGGTGTCTTGCTCTTTTTGGGAGCTTTCATGTCCACAACTGTCTCGTAATCAATCTCTATATCAACGTCCATTATTTAGCCTCTATTCTGCTGTGCCATCCCTTGTGGGGGCATACCTGCTATTGGCTGGCTTGGGGCATTTTGCCTGAGCATTTGAGCCATCATTTGTTGCTGTTGCATTGGATCTGGGGCTGCTGGAACAGGTTGTGAAGGTTGCTGGCCTTGTTGTGCTGGGCCAGACATCATTGTGCCATCTGGCATCATGTGACTTTCTGGCTGTTGTGGCGGCGCATTGGGAGATGGAGCTTGCTTTCCCGCTGGCTGTTGACCTTGAGGCATCCCAACGGCTGGGCCTGATGGGAATGCTTGAGGGGCCATGCCCTGTGGAGCCATACCTTGCGGTGGCATACCTTGTGGTGGCATTTGTCCGTTCATTTTAGCAATCCTTTGGTTAATTTGTGTTCAATCATATCCTAATCACACTTCTGCGCCAATTATCCTCTTCTTGAGACTTATAGAGGTCATCAAGTGTGTAGGTAACGGTTTCAAGTAGTGGTTTGTTATCATCGACCACTTGAAGTGCTGTTTTACTGGTTTCAGTGACTAGTGAGAAGTATCTGAAGGAGTCTGAGCCATTACTAGCCCAGTCATGTAAGGGTTTATTGGCAAATTGTTGGGTTTTCTCGTTAAAAGAGCGTTTATAGGCTCGAAGCGCCTCTATTCCTGAGTAACAGGTGGCTTTATTGATTCTACACTGCGGCATGATGAGTCTTGCGGCATCAATTCCATGTTGAACTGCCAGTTTCGGAACAACACGGCAGGGAAAGCCTGCGTCAAGGAACTGTTCAACCGTTGATCGGCCTGTTTGCAGTGATGTTGCCTTAGCATCGTGAGGTAGCCACATATCGGCATACTGATAGCCTTTGTTTTTAAGCATATCAAAGTAGAACTCAAGAGGTTGACCATCATACTCCTCATAATCTATTAGAATTGGCCCTTCTTCCGTTAATTGCCAAAACCAGAAGGCAGTAGAGTCTGTATAGCCAAGATCGGCTGAACAATGAACAACTTCATGTGGGTCGTAGGGGTAGTCACCAATGCGGGGTTTATCGTGGTCAACACAGATCTTCTCCATCTCAGCAATTATGTCTGAGTAGTAAGCGCCTAGAACAGCCGCTTCAAACGAACACTCCATCTCTTGTTGGTACTGAGCATCGGTCATCTCGGCTTTGGCTAGGGCAAGTGAGTCTTCGTCTAAAAGACCACTATCACTGGCTTTAAGGGTAAGTTCATACCAGTTGTCTTCAGTCTTAGCCCTTTGAACCATCTGATAGAAGTGGTTCTTTCCTTTGGGGGTGCCAATAAAGACAGACCAACCCTTACGATCCAATAACGTAGGCAATACAACTTCACCCCAAATGCTAGGGCGCATATCACCGTACTCATCAAGGACAATGCCATCAAAGAACAATCCTCGTAAGGCATCAGGGTTATCAGCGCCGTACAGGGTAATGGTCGCACCACTGTGTAGAGTGACAGATAGATCAGATTCTCTAGGTGGGCCTTTTCTCAATCCTTCGGTAAAGTCTTTAAGGTAAGTCCAGGCTATCTTCTTAGCTTGTGCGCGGAAGGGGCCAACGTAAGCATACTCAGCTCTCTTCTTCTTGGTGTACATACCGCGAGTGACTAGCTCACCAATACAGGAGACTGTCTTGCCAGCACGACGATGACAGACCATAGCACCAAAGCGGGTACTGCGTTGATGGAAGTCTATAAACTGCTTTCTAGGGTGATAAGGGAGTGTGAGATCCATTAGCTACTACGATTGGATACTTTGCGTATATTGTCAGCAATTAGTTTCTGCCGACTGGTATCCTTCTTTTTAGACTTAAGTTCAGCATCCCACTTAGCTGCTATCTCAGGTTCATTGATATGCAGATAGGCCCGTTGTTTGTCAGAAGCGTATGGCATTAGATCTCCCTTACTAAAAAGCGCACTGCTACTCTAAGCCAGTTATGAGTATTGTAATCAGATAGCACGCAAACACGTTGATCTGCTCTGCTTTCACAATGCGCTTATTGGTAAGATTAATCATCTAAAGCTGAACGAGGTAAGTCATTAGAGATACGGATATTAATGTCACCTTGAAGACCAGAGGTAGGGGCTAGAGTAGGAACCATCTTAACGAGCATTGTCAGATACTTAGAAGGGTTATCTTGCGCCCATTCAAATAAGAACTGCTCACCACCAAGACGTTCAAACACATTCCCATAGATACCCATAAGAGCATGTTGAGAACGTAAGACTTGAACTAACTTCTGAGTATCATCATCAGCAAGAACAACACCTTCAGAGAGAACACTCTGAGATTGACTCATCTAACCATCCTTATTAATACGGCAAATCAGCTTCAGGGAAATTAAACAAAGGTCGTTCAACAGGGCCGAACACCCATCCTATCATCTTCCCATCTTCAGTCCACTTATGAGGATAAGGGACTTTAGGAGGAGCAGATTCAGAGGCTAGTACTTCAAGCGTTCTTTCCAGTAATGGCTCACTACCAATGAATACAGACATAGCTCTACTCGCAGAAAGAGGGGCCGCAGCCCTAAATGAGTGAAACGAATGTCTCTTTAATAGCAGGAAAATAGGGACACTGCAAACCAAGGGCTTGAGAGCTAGGAAAGACGGGGGAGTGAAAAACTCAAAAAATATGTGAGGCTTAGTCCGTATCAGTAACAATTCTTTTTTCAGAAAGGGTTGGGGGGTGTCGCCTAAGGATACATGTCGCGCCAGGCTACAGGTCATGACGGGTCATTACATGCCATAGGCAACCGCTACCAATACGGGAACATGGAGTGAGTGTTGGGTAGTGTTGCAACATAGACATATAAACTCACACCCACCTATTCACCCATTACAGCAATCCACGAGCCAGATAATAGGCAACTATATATAGGTAATATAATTGTATATTGTATTGACACTGTAATTGCATGGGTTTAAATTGGTTCTAGTGATTACGTCGCTGCCCGCTCGGGGGTTCCGAGTTCCGATAGGAGTTACCACAATGACAACACTCAATGACATTGGCGAGCACGATCAGGTTATGCAGGATTTGGACGCTGGCAGATTTTCCCAATATGTACCGAACCATGAGCGACCCGTGTTATCTATGCTTATCAAGTTGGTATTAGAATATGGCAACAATGTATCTGTTTTTGACGGGGAAGAGTATGTACTTAAACGTTCTACTTCGTTTACTGCCATACGCGCAGAACTTGGCGGCACTGGCGAAGATCAACTGGTAATTCTGAATACTTTAGGCGAGCAAATTGGATGGTTCTTTCTGATCTATGACAATGGCAGTGAAGGCGAGCCAATGGTTGTTATTAGCGACCTGCAAGCCAACCCGTTTTGTGAGGCAATTTACAACCAACTAGATTCCAAGTATTAAATAATAACGGGGCTTCGGCCCCAACCACTAACCTAATCAAACGCCCCTTCAGTGGGGTTTTTGGGTGGGAGCTGGCCCAACCAGTATTTAGGAGATAAGAAATGTTTAAACTTAAATCAGATTGTATTACCGCAGTTCACCCCGATCAGTGGCCGAGCTGGGCTTTCTTGAGCGTTGATAATGAGAACTTCACTGATAGCACATGGGCTGGATGTGACTACCGCGTTAATGACGAATCTTGCAATTCTCACGGGTTAGCTATCGATGTTTATATCACTGGTAGGAAGTCAATCTGGAATGGCGTTACATTCGAGACAAGGGCGAAGATTGTTTTCCCTAATGACGGGCACGAGAAAGACGAGCACACAAGCGGGAAGGTTTATAGTACTAGTCCTATTCTGGGCGACAACAACGAGGTTTCAAAATGAAAACATTAACTACGATTAAAAACGGCGCGGTAAACGGCAAGAATGCCCGTACCTGTATTCAACGCAGAGATCTGGCAGAGTATGGGTTTGATTGCCATCAAGCTATTGAAATTGGATTCTATTCCGATCACATCGGCATAAGGGCGCTAGAGCAGGGCGACAAGAAAGTTTCTTGTGTTAATGACAGGCGTAGGGGCTTTGTTTATCAAACGATTGATATTAGATACAAGCCAGAGGTTAGACAATCAATGTTCGGCAATGCCGAGCGGTTAGCGGTCAAGGTATCGGATAACTATATAGTTATAGAAGTTGACAAAAGTATCTAAATAGCAATTTCCAGGTTTTACCCTGCTGCCCCTTAATTGGGGCT